CAGACAATGACTCGGTAAATAGTTCGTCAAACTCTACCTGTTGTTGAAATTGCTGGATCTGCAGGTCCAGGTTTTGGTCCTTGCTGCTGACCCGGCCATAACAAAGCTGATAGTGCGCCATGGGTTATGCCTCCCCCATGACTAGCCTACTATGGCGCTACCAGCTAAGGGGTGCCATAACATAACCTGCAAAGAGGATGTGTCATGGCGCTACCGGGCATCCTAAGGCCAGTAATGGAGCTAGGCAATGGTTGAATGGCATGGCGAACGGTTCGATGACTACAACACGCCAAAGCGTACCCCCAACCATCCTACCCATAGCCATGCCGTACTGGTCCGCCATGATGGCGTGATCCGGCTAGTGCGCTTTGGGGCCCAGGGTGCTAAGGGTTCACCCAAGAAAAAGGGCGAGTCAGCCGCATGGAAGGCCCGTCGCCTAGCCTGGTATGCCAGGCATCGCCAGAACATTGCTAGAGGCCCGCTGTCGCCTGCCTGGTGGGCCGCTAAGGTGAAATGGTAGCCGCTATAGTGCCATCCTCGCTGACCACCAGGGGAATGTCATTATCAATGGCTAGCTGGTTCAGGCCGTCGATCTGCGCCTCGGTGAAGCTATAGCTATGGTGGTTCCATAGCGCTATCAAAGGCTCCGGGTCACCCGCGGCGGCACCATTGCGCAGGGTTTGCAGTCGGCCCACCAGGGCCGGGAATAACGGGTTAGTGGCCAGGATAGCGAGGATGTCGATGTCAGCCACCAAGCTATCGGCCATAGCGCCCCAGTTGGGCACCACCGGCGGGGGTGGGGGCGGGGGTGACTCTTGCCAGGTGTTGGTAGCGCTGTCCCAGTAGGCCGTATCGCTGGGGCGTTCCGGCTTTAGCTGAATGGCGGTGCCGTCGTAATAGAGGTCGTCGCGGCTAGCGTCTGGCCCTTCGACCAAGGAAAAGCCAGTCGGAGTGCCAACGTCAAGGCTGTCAGAGGTGCCAACAATTTGATTATCTTGAATCCAATAGTACATATTAGGCCACCGGTTTAATGAGTCGGGTAATTAATTGGCCATTCTCAGCCGCCTCAAATGGCGTTCGTCCATTGCCGCCTCGGCCACCAAACGAACCACCACTGGCGGCGTTCCAAAGGTCTGGCGCTGTTGTGTTAGTACCAGCTGTACCAGAGCTAAGGGTAGTTGTTACGGTGCCATTGGTGGTAATAGTTGGCGCAATTAGTACAATATAGCCACCACCACCCGCTCGGCCGCCATAGACAGTGCTGGCCGTCGAGGTGACGCTGGCGCCACGCTGTGCATTGGCACCATTACCGCCTCGTACATTTAAGGTAGATCCATTATTGCGAGTGATGCTAATCAAAGATGATATGTGAATTAGCCCGCCGCTAGCCCCTGATGCGCCAGCTACAATCAACAGCCCTGAATTTGAGCCAAGCGTCACTGACGTACCATTGCCGCCAACCGCCTCGATGGTGCCATTCAAGATAACTGGGCCAGCCGCTTCAATAAATAACCCACCGCCACCGGTGCCACCTAGGCCACCACTGAGTGATGTAGCTACATTTGACGCCGCACCGCTAAAATTCCAGTTAGCGCCACCGCCAGAACTACCAAAGGGTTGTGCGTCCCAGGTATGAACCGGCCCTCTGTATGCACCAATGCCGCGCACAGTATCAACGTCAGCCTTAAAGCTAGTTCCACCTGCTATAACGCCCCCTTCAGCGATGATCATTGCCGACAAGAACGGGCTAACAGTCAGCGTTCCTGTTATCGTCACTGGGCCTGAGCAATAGATACGGGTCAGGCCACTACTTAAGGTAACGGTGTGGCCACTATTGACGGTGAAGCTACTAAAGTAGTACACCTCTCGATCTAGGGTAATATTGGTCAGCCCGCTCGGGTTGGCAGTAGACACGACGCCGGTGGCAAAGCTACCATCGCCGCCATTGCCGCCGATTAGCTTAATCGACTCCTGGATAGGCTTTACCTCAAACCGTGGCCTTAGGTCGGTTACGGTACTAACAACCGTCGCTGTCGTCACCACGCTGGCCAGGATGACGCCTAGCAATGGCACGCTGGTACTAACGGCAACAGCGCCACTAGCATCGACAAATACCCAGTTGGTTGTACTAGCCGTCAGGCTAACGCTACCCGCCGCAATGGCCTGCTGTGCGCCAGTGGCTAGCGTAACAACGCCAGCGGTATAGTCGGCATTGAGGCCAGTGCCAGCTGTAACCAACAACGTATCCCTGAACGTTTGCCACTCCGGCAATAGCTGGCCAGAGGCGGTACTAAGGCTAGCATTGGTGATCTTGGCGATCTCGCCATCATCGTCAGGCGTATCGACAAAGACGGGGTTGTTGATAGCATTTAGAAATGCTGCCGTTACAACCGTCCCATTCGCGAAAGTAGTCTTAGCCATAGCTCTCCTTAGGTGATGCGTTGCCAGAATGTTGCATTGGTTGGCAGGTTGCCCGCGCTCGGGTTAGCACCAACATAGACATAGCTGCGACTATCGACGGTATAAAAGACCGCATCGTTATACTGATAAGTGGTCCCGACCGCCCAGTTACCTTGCCAGACTGGCCCGCCCCGCAGTGCAGCGGCATAGGTGCTATCACTGGCCAGCAAGGCCGCCACTCGTCGTACTGCCGTGTCTAGTACATCGGTTGTTAGGCCAGTCGGTACCAATTCGCTCCAGTTCACCGTGTTGACATTGGGCACGATAGCCCGAAAGTCGCTGATCGTCTCCTCGGTGATCGTCGAATTGCGGGTTAGCTCCTCCGAGTCGGTGCTATGTAATTCACCGGTGTAATATTTGTTGTCGGTGTGCAGATGAACCGGCCCATCATAGGGCTCGCCGTTCAAGAAAAAATAGTTGTAGGTCGTCGTCTCAGTAAATAGCTCAAAGCGGTAGGTGGTATTGCTAGTAGCCGATTCAGGAATGGTGATGCTAAGCGCCCCGCTGGTGATGGTGAAGGTTTTGGGCTGCTCAGTATAGGTGGTATGGGGGCTGGTGCTAGTCACATTGATCGGGCTATCGAGGGTCACCCGTAGCTTAGCGGAGAGGGTGTCACCGCCAGAGTTGCGCAAAGTAGCCTGGATGATCGTCATGCCTATAGGGTGCCCTAACTAAAAATTGGCGTGTCAAAGACCGGATCCCCAGCAACCGAAAAGCCTGCATAGAATTGTTGGTAGCAAACCTGGCTGGTAACATAGACCGGGCTATAAAGCTGGTTCAGTCGTTCTAATAATGCCCATTGGGATCCATTGCGGGCATAGATTAGCTTCACCCTTAGGAAATATTCAAACCCGCTATCACTGCCTAGGGTATCGCCAGCGGCGCTATAGCCAGCCAGGAAGTCGCCTAGAACATAAACCCGCATTTCTAGCCCAAATAGGGCGATGATCCACTCTAGCAAGGCCCTGGAGCCCTTCTCCGGCCACACCCGGCTAAAGGCTTCAGTGATCAAGGTGCGCTTTACCGCTACGGGCCACAAGCTATCCCAGTAGGCACCGGTATAGCCCGATAGCTGGGCCAGCCAGTCCAGGTTAGCCGCATCAGCAGTGGCTGGGTTCAGGTGGGTGGTATAGAAATTCTGGGCCAGCCCTCGGCTATTGGCCAGCAGGTCATCCCAGGGCAGCGTCAACCAGTCGGCAGCATCATTGCCTTGGTACTGCTGCGACTCCTCTGGCAGTCGTCCATAGATCGGTCGGTTAGTCGCCCAGCCCATTAGTCTGGATCCCCCTGGCCGTAGCTATAGCTGAACAGGTTAGCGCCATCGACTAGCTCTACCACCAGGTCAATTAGGCTAGCGGCTGAATATGCGTAGGGCAGGGCCAGGTTAGTAGCTAGCTGGCTTTGGCTCACAATGCCCATGATCACCGACTGCACCGTTTCCACGCCAGATAGCCGCACCAGGTATTCAAGCTCCTTAATCAGGATGGTGGCACCTAGCTCCAGGTTGCCAGGCGTTAGGTAGGCATCAAGACGCTCGTGAATGTCATCCGCTAACGTCTCTGGGTTTTGGCCACTGGGCAGCTTTGCCACCACCCGCACCGTCACCTCCTGCACATCCACATTGGACGCATAGACCGCGATGGTGACATGGCTCTTGGCGGCCAGTGCAGCTTGGACGCTAGCCAGCTGGGCGGTACTGAGCAGTTCACCGCCAGGGTTCAAGCAAAATACATGGACACTACCGGCCCTGGTGGTTACCTTGTCGGCGGCCAGGTTGCCAATGGCCTTAGCCACCGATCCATTGCCCAGTAGGGCCCTGGCCTCTTCCTGGTAGTCATCGGCACTGACCAGGCCACGCCGACGGATTGCCGCAAAGGCCCGGGCCTTAGTCTGGTCCACCGTCTCGCCATCGGTGCCACCGGTAGCGGCCTCAGTATTGGTGACAGAGCCAAGAAATGAGAGGGGCTGACTAAGCCGGGTGATGGTATAGGCCCCCACATTGTAAGTACTACCCACCGCTGTCGCTGTTGCCGCCACGGTGCCTGCAATGTTGCCAGGGCTGATTACCAGGCTGGTGTTGGTGGTAAACGAAAGGCCCCCAGTGGTCGATACTTCATAGCCCGCTGGCACCGTATAGCTAGTGCTAAGGACAGAGGTAAGGGTAAAGGTAAGGGTAACCGAAGCGCTGGTGCCTAGGATCTGCTGGATGCCTGCAATTTGTAGGTAGGCAATAGCCATCGCCTCTGGCAATTGGTTCAGGTAGTACAATAGCTCAGCGCCAGCAAAGGCCTGCCCTTCGATCAAGGCCCGGGCTGGCGAACTAGGTGCAAAGCTATTGATCGCCCCACCACTAGCCACAAATACTCGATCCAAGGCATACTCGACTAGCGTCGCCTCCGTCCTTGGATCCAGGCTAGGGATGACTAGCGGTGTTATCTGTGTCGCCATTAGATCACCAGTCGATATTGGATAGCAGGCTGGGGCAGGCTAGCTAGCTGCCAGTTGATCGTCAGCAGGTAGCTGCCATCTTCATTAACCTGGCCCAGCACCTCGAAGGTAGCGTCTGTGATCTGTAGCTCCAGCGCTTGCCGGATCCGCTCCGCCACTACGCTAGGGTTAGGATGGGCCTCAAAGGCAAGGTTGCTGGTGCCATACTGGGGGCGCATGATACGCTCAAATGGCCTGGTTTCCAGGACGGACAAGATGCTATCTCGCACCAGATCAGCATCGGTCGCCGTCGCTAGGCCACCATCAACGATCCGTAACGGGTAGGCAAGGTCTCTGAGGATTGCAGTCATGGTTATAGTGTGCCCTGGGCATCCTGGATCCAGCATTATGGTGACCCATGCTTATCCCCATCGGCCAGCCCATCGACTTCCGCGCTAAACTACCCGCCAACCCAACCCGGGCCCAGCTGCGCAGCGTCGCCCAGATGATCATTGCCGCCAACTTCCCTGGCCCCGTGCAGGTGGAGGGTGTTCAGGTGTCTGGCGGCAAGGCCTCTGGTGAATTTGTTGGCGATGGGGAGCGCTACAGCTACGAAATTACCGATGGAGCCCTCACCTACGACCCTATTGACCGCTAGTCACTAAAGGCTGGCCAGCGCTATCGACTGCGCCGACTACGGCTACCTCTTTGCTGCCGATCCGTACCTTACCGGTGCAGGTGAGGGTGATATTGCCGCTAGCGTCGATGACGATCTTGCCGCCATCCCCTTCAATGGTTAGCACCTGGGCGCTGACGATGGTGATGTCATCCCCGGCCTCTACCTCGATAGCCTCGCCAGCCGTCACCGTCCACCCGGCCCCCACATTCCAGACGATGCCCTTGTCTACCTCCAGGGTGCTATCACCAGGGATGCGCCGCCAGTCATCATTCAATGGATCCGCTTTGGCGTAGGGTGGGTTCACCGAATTAACCATGACGCCGTCATAGACTGGATCATGGGGGTTGCCATCAAAGTTTTGTAGCGTCAGGGCCATGCCTACCCTGGGCACAGGTGGATCCCAGTACGGGCATGGCAAAGAACGCATGGCATAATCATGGCTGGTGAGGGCAGCCTTATCGGCGGTGGTGGTCCGCACCCGACGCAAGGCCAGCGGGTCATCAACGTCAGTCGTCGTCGCAAATAGGGCAGAGTCTTTGCGGCCCTCCAGGTCACCGGCCAGCGAGTGCAGCTTATCCAGCCCGGCCAGGGCGGCTAATAATGGGCTATCCATCAGTATTTCATCCCAGAACGCTTACTACCACCAATGCCCGTATAGACTACCCCTAGCTCAGAGGGTGGTATGGTCTTGCCGCCAGGGGGGATGCCGCCACTTCTAAATTCAAAGTGCAGGTGAGCCCCAAACGAACGCCCCGTATTGCCAACGGTGCCGGTTGTCGAGCCTTGCTTAACGGTCTGTCCTTCTCTGACGTAGGTGAGGGTCAGGTGGGCCACCAGGGAATAAATGCCGCCCCCATGGCGGATGACGATGTAGTTTCCCCACCCACCACCACAACTTTGATTGCCAACCCGGCATCCACGGACCACCCGGACAACAACACCATCAGCAGGGGCGATGACCGGGGTATTGGTTGGCGCAGCGATGTCGATGCCATTATGGTTGCGGCCAGCCCAGGCTCGGTAACCAATGCCTTCGCCAAAGGTGCCACTGCGGATCGGGCAGATGAACCCACCCGGCTTTAGGTCCGCCTGACTGGCGGTGCCATCCTCCAGCAGGGCAGTGCCATCCATGCCACCCCCGATGCCACCAGCGCCGCCTGCTGTCGCCTGGGGTGGGCGTTGCCGTTGGGGGCTATACAGTTCAACGTCTGTCGTAAAGGGGCTGCCCACCTGCCAGCTATGGCTGACAGCGCCCACCCGCCATTCCCTCGCAAAGACAGTCGGCACGATCTCGCTGTCAATAGACACGATAGAGCCTGGGGCTAGGATCAACGACTCCGGGCTAGTGAATAGGCTGGCCCGCGACTCATAGCCCTTCACCCGTCTGCTTTCGTCCTTGATGACCTCCGCCTCCGCCTGGCCATCCGCCAGGTCGATAGCGCCTACCTTCTGAGTGGGTAGGCCCGTCTCGGCACCATCCAAGACGGTGCCAGTCACCGGAGGCTTAGATGCACCCGTCACCGCCGCCTCAGGGGGCTTGCTGGCGGTACTGGTGGCCGTAGAGTCCTCTTTGGTGATCGCCTCCGGCTGGCCCGTATCCCGGTTTAGAGTGGTCTTTTGCTCAGCGGCATTGACCGCTGGGGTGCTGGCTGGGGCATTGCTATTGACGGGCATATCCTTGGTGGCCCTATCGCCAAAGGCTAGCCCGCCTGGCTTCAGGTAATCCTTGGTGATCACAAAGCCGGTGAAGTTGGGCCGTAGTGGGGCCAGCTTTAGGGTACTGCCACGGTCAGTCACCCGGTAGCCAATGGCCTGGGCTTCCCTTAGCAATAGTTCATAGTCGGTGATGCCGGTCTGGTCCAGGTGCTGGTAGGTGGGCCCGTTGCCTTCCATCTCCAAGGTTAGGCCATAGCGCTGACATACCTTAGTGGCCAGATCCCTTAGCGTCAGGTTGCTATAGGCTGTATTCAGCTTGCGTCGGGTCATCAGCCAGCGGATCGACTGGCCTTCAAATACGGTCTGGTCAGCACCACGCCCGGTCGTATTGGTGCCAGTGTGGATGAAGTGATACTCCACCGTCTGGGATGGGCTGAAGCCCAGGCTAACGATGATCTCCTGGCCTTTCTGGCTAACTTCGGCGGCAGCCTCCTGGGCTTTGTCCTGGACTGGCGTTGTACTGGTCGCCGTTGCGGTGCTGCTGGCCGCCGGGGCCTGGGTGGGAGCGGCTGAGCCACCGCCTCGATACTTGGCTAGGGCCTTCTCCCATACCTCTCGCATTTTGGACAAGCTTTTCTCCGGCTGGTCATAGCCTGCCCCTGGAAAGCTAGCCCATTCCTGCCTGCACTTGGTGACCGCTGCATCAAAGCGCCCGGCCCGTACATCCTGAAGGGCCCCCCGACCACGGATCAGCTTAATAGCACCCCGGTCCTGGTTGGCAGGAGTAAAGTCCGGCATATTCAGCCCGTTCCAGGTTTGCTTTAGAAACTGATACCGGCCAGCAGCGTCAGAGCATAGGGTGCGGCTAGCGTTGCAATTGATCTGGGCTGGGTGGCGCTCGAAGCCATCAAATAGCTTGCCGGTGAACATGGTGCGGTAGCCATTGGGGCCACTGGTGCCCTCCGCCCAGGCGATTACATCGAGGAAGGCTTTTTCTTCTGCCGTCAGCTCCCCCGCCGTCACCGATGACTCACCCCCACTGGCCCCGGTGCCCCCAGAGGTAGCGGGCGTCTGTTGTGGGTCTTCGAGTAGGTCGCTAGGTACTTCGATGCCACCAGCGGCAAAGCTCATCTCGAAGAAGTCGGCAGCTATCTTGAGGCCTGGATCGCTTACCTCGAAGCGACAATTGCTAGCCCGCTTGTCTTCGCCCAGGCTAATGGCTACATAGCGCAGCTTGCCATCACCTGTCTGGAATAGGCGATCACCGATCTTTACTTTGGCAAAGGGGGCAAGCAGTCGAACCATGGCAGGCCAGCGTTTCCTTTAGGTTGCCCATCACACCTTCCTAGCCTCCTGCAGGCTATCAGTCCCCTGGGTGGGGCTTTTATCCAGCAGCCAGTCTACCAGCTGGGCCCGGCCCGTCTCGATGGCCTGGACGCCTTGATCAAGTAGCTGGTTCAGGGGCCCTTCGATGTCGCCCACGATGCCATTAATGTCTGCCGCCTGGCGGATCACTTCAGGGATGTAGCTTTGCAGCTGGGCGGTAGCGCTGGCGATGGTGGCACTGACGCCAGTGCGGATCGACTGTAGGGCCGGTTCCAGCGTAGTGGCTAGCTCCTCCTGGCTGGGCACTAGCAAGGCTAGCTGGGGCGATAGGGTCGCCAATGGGTTGAGGCCACCGTTCTGGTCGGCAATGTCCCTAAACTGAGACGGATCCCCTAGCACCCGACTGGCAAAGCTAGCCAAGTCCTCGCCTGGCAATGGCTCGATCAATGCTGGCATGACTTACCCCGCCGTCGCTCTGGATCCCAGATGATCGTGCAGTCTTTCAGGGCATAGTTATACCACGCGCCATCCGGGCCATGGATGATCAGCCGCTGTCCTTGAATCTGGGCAAGGCCTCGCACGGCGGTGCCATCGCTCTTGGTGACAATTGCCTGTCTTGGTACCATTTAGTTCACCCCTGGATAGGTCCATCGAGCCCGGTAGCCCCGGCCATCAATATGCACAAACCCCTGGCCCCGGGCTAGCCCACCTCGGCTAGCCCACCATGGATCCAAACGATTATACACATTCACCAACGATACACCAGGGATGTGAAAGTCCACGGCATCGCCAACCATGTGCCGACTTTGGCTGGCACCGCCTATCCTGCGGTTAGTCACCGGATCCCGATACCAGGAGTTAACCACGACTGGTGCGCCGCCGAATAGGCCACGAACATTCTGCATCACCTCAGCGATCTTGATAATTTTGTAGACCACATCCGGGTTAGCAGGTTGCCGGTAGCTGCCAGCGCTGTCCACATGGAGCGCTTCACCCCAGGTAAAGCTCTGGCTTTTTAGGCCAATTGAGTCGGTGCTGTAGTAGTTGCCATTGAACCCTGGCAGGACGATGCCATAGCCTTTGGCGGTATCGCTGGGGGTATCCTTGGGGTCATTGTCAGCGCCATGGCCTTGGGGGTCCAGGCAATGCTGAGCATAGATCCACCAGGTATTTTTGCGAGATGGGTGCAGGGTGGCCAGGTTAAAGCCGGTGGCATCGACGGTAAAGCAGATATGGCCATGCTCCTGGCGATAGGCCAGAATCGGAATCACGGTGCCCTTCAGCACCTTGGCAATTTCGTCAACCTCGAAGCTAGCCGCTGGCTCAGGCAACGGCTTCAGGTAGGTATCGACGGTAATGGTAAGGGTGGGGCGTTCCATAGGTTCTCCTGGCTAAGGTAAACTCGACGGCCACTACCTGAACGCCTCCGGGCCGCATCTTGAATCCAGGTAGCAGCAATAATGATGGTTAGCAGTATGGCGAATGTGCGCATGGCTGGCTTGGCTAGCTAGCTATAGGGTGCCCAGCCAGTTGACAGCCATCAGTCTATGGCTTACAGTTGGGTTGTGCGGTGGTTGTGCCTGCACACGAACTCCTAACTTTCAACCCTCAGCACCTTGGGAAATGCTGGGGGTTTTTTATTGACTGGGCACCCTAGGGTTAGCGCTAGGCAGCCTATGCTAATCAAAATTGACAACCCTATCCTTGGCTTCATAGACTTTAAGTCGGCCAAAGGTGGCAGCAAAAAGTGCGTTAAGGGCAAAGTGTGTGGCCTCACCTGCATCGCTAAAAGCCGGGTGTGTCGGATCGAGCTGAAAGGGGCCAATAAGGCAGCCAGCAAATGGCTGGTCAGCCAAAATACTTCGACAGATGACGGCCCACCGACGATGAAAGGCCGCATCGAACGAGGTATTGAGCTATATCGGGAAGAGTTGAAGGCGATTGAGGCAACCTACGCTAAGCTGCAAGACGAGCGTGATCGTGGATCCGCTGAGTGGGACGAGGCCTATGACGCGATTGACGCTTTTGAATCCGCCAACCCTGGCCAGATCGTTCCGCCTGATCTATACGCCAACCTAGCCAAAGCGCAACGGTATCAAGAAAGCATAGAGTCGGAGGCTGAAGAAGTCGTCAATAAAGCCTTTGCAGAATTGCGAGGCAAGATGCTAGCCAGGGGCGACAGTTCCCTCGCCTTGGATATTGCCAGCAAGGTGGCCATCGATGCCGACCAGCAGCTTGATACGGGCACCATCCAGGACGAACTAGCCACCCTAAACCGTATTTCCGGCAACCGTGTCCGGCGACTACAAAAAGTCTGGCAGGATCCACAGCATGAACGGGCCTATGTCGAAGACGAAAAGGGCATTATCAATGTCGGCAAGGGCGAGCCAAGGCCTGAATCCAGGGTGCTATGGCATGAGTTTGGGCATCTCATCGAGGTTGAAAACCCAAGCATCAAAGCTGCAGCCAACGACTTTATCCAGCAACGTCGGGATGGTTCCCCACCGAAGAAGCTCAACAAGATCGTTCCAGGCGCTGGCTACGAAGACGACGAAAAAGCCTATACCGGCGACTTTTATCACCCTTACCTGGGTAAATTTTATAAAGATGGAGGGACTGAGGTAATCTCTATGGGCCTTGAAAGCTTCCGGTCCCCACAGGCGATGCGGCAGTTATACCGGGAAGATCCCATGTTCTTTGCCTTTATGCTAGGAGTGCTGTCATGAACTGGCGTTATCAGGTCAGGGTTTACAATGTGACGGTGTCTTTAGATGCCGAAACTCACAACACGCCTGCTCTAGTCACCTATGATGGCAACCCTGACGCTGTCTATGTCCTCAAGCAACGGCTAGCCAATGCCTATGGTGCCTTCGGCCATAGCTTTGACCCCGAGATCACTACCGCCACCGACCTCGACTATGCCCTATTCAGCACATTTCCCGGCGATGTCACTCGGCTGACCGATGCGCCATCCTATGATCCAGGCATCCCCCAGGGTGCTGTCACCTAGCGCTTCGGAATATTCGTTATCCCTGGTGTCCTGAAAGCCTGCCCATCCCAGCGGCCAACGATACCCACCAAGCTGCGGGCCCCATCGTACATCCGCACATCGCCTGAGTCTGGATCCGTCGATAGAAAGTACTGGCCAGACTGGATCAAGGCTGTCACCCTCGGGATATAGAGCCCCGCCTGGGCCTGGAGGTGCGCCTTGGCCTTAGCATTGCCATCGGCCCGTTGTCGCTCCGTCAGGGCCAGCCTAGGCCGTCCATCGGTGTTAGGGGTAGGTGTAGCTGTCGTTGCTTGCTGACCCCGGTCTATGGCGCTGCTAGGCACTTCTAGCAGCTCGATGTCAACCTGTACCCTGGCCGACTGACCACCCGCCAGCCAGCCCACCTCGGTCACCGATAGGCTAGTCAGCACACAGGGCGCTAGGACCACCCGCTGGGCCATCACCAATGACAGGACGGGTGGGTTATAGGTTTGCTCGCTCAGCTTCGCCTCAGTCAGCGCAGAGAGGCCATCTACCAGTGGCTGGACTGTCTTGCCCAGCCACCATGCATCGAGCAGCACCCCAGGCAGGCGTAGGCTACGGCCAGAGGTGTACTGGTACTGCTGGATGGGGGTCTTGGTGGCATAGGTAGCCCCTTCGGCATAGGTAGCCCGACGCTCCCAGGTGATCTGGGTTGGGTTGTAGAGAAAGTTCCATAGCCTAGCGGTCTGGGCATTGGTGGCGCTGGCATATTCCAGCAAGAAGCATTCCACCTGGCTGCCATGGGTATGTTCACCCCCGGGCAGCCCGTCCATTACATTTTGGTTCCACATAGCGCCCCCTAGGCCAGGCTAGCCTGCTGATGTTCACTTAGCCAGATCTCGAAATATCGCAGCACCTCCATGGCATGGGATTCGGCGGTGCCAGCACCCAGGTTAATGGTGGGGTTAAAGTTGTAGTTAGTCTGGCCGCCACCGCCCATCGCTGCCCCTGCAGCAAATACCCTGGCCTGGTCTGGGCGTAGGATAAATTCACTGCTATTGGCGATAACTGGCTTAGCGCCTGGCGGAGCGCTGGCCTGCTCCTGGCCGATAGCACCCAGCAAGCCACCAAAGGCAACCGGCAGCTGGCCCCCGGCCCGGCTAATAGAGGCAAAAGCTTCCGCCCCTGGCAGGTTGCTGGCCGTAGAACCCACCGTTGAGGTGGCGGGCTGGGCATCACCGCCCATGCCAGGGATCATGCCGAGGATCCTATTCTTGATAGCAGTAAACAGCTTACTAATCGCGTCAGTGACGGTTGTGTGAGCATTAACCAAGAAGTTTTCAACCTGGGTAATAACACCCATTAGCCCGTTGGCCAGGCCATCACGAATCTTTTGGAACCATTCGATAGCCGTAGCAGAGACCGTATCCCAGTTCTTGGCGATCAAGAAAGCCAGAGCCGCAATGCCAGCGGCAACCGCCAAGATAACCAACAATGGCAAACCAATCAAGGCACCCAGGACCGCCGAGATCAGTCCAGCAAAGGCCATCGTCAATGCGCTGATCAATGCACCGACTAGGACAGTGCTAGCCCAGGCAGTAAAGATGGCTAGCCCTATGAGCAAGACAGCTTTCCAGTCCAAGTTAGATAGGGCTGCACCAATGCCAGACAAAATGACCATGGCCATACGGCCCACCGCCACCAGCAAAGCACCCAGATCAACTTTTTCTAGGAACCGCCCAATCTGATTGATAAGCGCTGCCAAGATACGCCCCACCTGGCTACCTAGGCCGCTCATGTCCAGCCCGGCCAGGGCGGTGGTGAGGCCATTAAAGAGGCTGGCCAGTAGTTCACCGATTGGGGCCTGTTCCAGGAAGTTAGCTGCGCCAGACATTAGCCGACCCAGGCCGCCGGTAGCATCGGCCAGAATGTTTCCTAAAAATCCAGCCACATTCTCGCGGATAGTCCCCAAGTTACTGAGTACCACATCCCGTAGGTTGGCCCCATTCTCAATCAAGGCTGCAAAGTTAAATACGAAGTCACTAACCGCCTGGATGCCGGTATTGATGCGGTTAAAAGCCCCCTGCAAGGCCTTCATCGGGTCCATAGTGTTGAGTCCTAGCACCGTCCCGAGGGCAGCAATAGGCCCCTTGGTGCCAAACAGGCCCTCCTCCCCGATCAACGACTTGATTACCTCGTTGTAGGCACTGAAAGCGCTCTGGGTGCCCTTCATCTGGTCGTCCAGGTCACGCATTACCCCAAAAATGCCGCCACTAGGGTCAAACAACACTGACTTGAAGCCCTGGATCAAGCCATCAACCGACTCGCTGGCCTGTTTCTTAAAATCTTCGGTGATAAATTTCTTGCCAACTTCCTCGATCAGCTTCACCCGGGTTTTGACATCCAGATCTCGCAGCGTGGCAACACCTAATTCCTGCAGGCGCTTTTCAATTTCGTTGAGGATGACCGGGTTCTGCTCAAAAAACATATTGGTACGCAGCTCCGACACGCTGGCACCGCTCAGCGCTTTGGTCAACCCCATAGCCGTATTGCCGACCTGCTTGGTGCTAGCCGCTGTCAGGGCCCCGAACGATTCAGAGATACCTGTCACGGTATCTTCAAACCCTTGTAGGTCCACCTCGCCATCAATGCCCCTGAAGGCTTCCAGCACATTGTCCTGGATGGTCGTTGCCAGGTTCTTATACTCCTGGGTGGCCCCGGGCAGGGTAGCGGCTGACTTGGCCAGGCGGTTGTTAAGGCTTTCGATGACCGTTACAGCCTCTTCATAGCTTTTGCCGGTCAGGCTGGCAAAGGTGGTGGCAGCATTGATCTGCTCTAGCTGTAGCTGATTGGCCTGGTTGATCGCCCCGGTGATGCTCTGGGCCGCCTCCTGTGCCTTGCCAATGGCAAAGTTAAAGCCCTGGGTGAGTAGGTTGGCCTTGAAGACTGCCCCGGTCAATGACTCGGTGACGCCCTTATTCACCTGCTGACCAACGCCATCAAAGGTGCCACGGATCTGCTGGCCCAGCCGCTTGATCGGCCCACTGGCAAAGTCCTGGGCGCTGATCTTGATAAACAGGTTGGATACGAGCCCTTGCATCACCTACGCCTCATGGATCGGTTCTCCGCCTCAACTGCCGCATTGTGGATGGCGATAGCCCGATACAGCCGCAGGATAGGCATTTCCTCATACATTGGCAGGCTGGCAAAGCTACGGCCACTCAGGTGGTAGACCGTCTCTAGGAATCGGTCGTCGTCGTAGTCGATGACGCCGCCAAAAAAGGGGCCATCGCCTCTGATATTAAGGCGAAGTCACCAATGCTTAGCTCCTCTAGCTGCACCAGATTGATGTCACTTTGCTCCCCATAGCGAATGCAGCAGCGGGCGGCCAGGCGTAGGGCTAGCTCTACCTCATCATCGAGGGGTATGTTCTCCTGGCGCATGGTGCGCCGGATGCCGCGGATGTCGCCCACCGTTGGGCCACGGAACCCGATCACCTTGCCATTGGATAGCGTTACCTGCCCGGCCCCGTCGTCGTCAGTCAGTCGTTGTAGTTTCATCAGCCACGGCTCCAGTCATTGGCCCGGCCAGCCAGGGTAAGCATGGATACGTCTTGGCTTTTCTTGTCCGACTCGGCCAGGGTGAACCGGGTTGGCATGAAGCCGTAGATGATAAAGGGAGCGCCAATGTTAACCGGATCTGGGGCATACTCAACCGGCTGGACAGTCAGCGTATAGCCACGGGCATTAACATCAGCGCCACGACGTAGCCTAAAGTTTTTCCATAGGGTAATAATTTCGTCATCCGTCTCGGGCTCATAGGCCTTGGTTAGCCCGATCTCGGCGATAGAGCGAGGCCCTAGAAGCGGGTAGATGCGATTGCTGAAACCATCAGAATATTCTGAAGTCTGGGTACTGTCGTCAATACCCGAAAACGTCTCAAAATAACAGGTCAAGTCCTGCATTGTTACCAAGAACTGGTTCTTGGCGATAGGGTTAATTCGTGGCATGGCAGTACGTCAGGGTTACTGCTCTTAGTGTGCCCAGCCATGGATCCAGGCTAGGGAAGTAAAATATCTGGAAGGACGGGGTTGACAGTTCGATATGCAGGGGGTATATTGAGAAGTGTTGAACCACTTACGGAAGATAACCATGAACGCCCAGTCATTGAACGCCCAGTCATTCTTCATTACTCCCAAATGGGAAACCGTTTACAGGCACAATTATTTTGATCTCGGACTAGAAGACGATCACTATACCTGGTTCTACCAAAAAGCTATAGAACTTGGCCTTAACCCGGATGAGCATGTGACACAAAGGCCACTAAGCAAGATGGGGTGGGACACCATGAACTGTTACATTACAGAAGATCTCTATCGTGCCCTTACTCCAATTCGTTAGTGGAAGTCAGCGTAAGGCACTAGCGCTAGCCAATAGTCTATTCTTCACGCCACTGTCGCACAATATAGACCCCTCGCTCGTGCCTTCCTGCTGGCCCTACCACCCCATCTTCATCTTCCTGGATCAGCACTGATTCTTGCCCTTTTCCTATAAAGCGGGAGTTCAATCTTTCGAGTATAGGATTGATTTTTTCGTCTATTTTGTACTTATACGGAATCTTGTCAACAGTATACTCGCCGCTAGCAGACTGCCTAATTATCAGGGGGTCTTTTACATTTCCGAAATAAACTCTAAATTCACCTTCTTTCTTATCCCACAATTTCGCCTTCAAGAACCCGCCAGCGTTGGAGTCCCATTCTGACCCATGGCTCTCATTCCACATTGAAATGAACTTTTCTGTGTACTGACGCCCTGTCACTACCGTTTTTTGAGGTTTGTCCTTATTCTTTTCCGGCTGCCTGGTTTCCTGACTTGCCACCCACTCTGCTGCAGTCTTGGCCTGGCCTGGTAGCGGCTTGCGGCAGTTGCGGTTCTGACTGATGCAAGTATAGCCACAGGCATAGCCCTTCTTGCAAGCCTTCACCTGCTTGGTATTGCCAGCCAGCTTTAGCCGAGCAAAGTCTAAGGCATCCTCCATGAAGTCTGCCCCATCTTCATCGGGCAGATCTTTAGGGTTGACTGGCGCATAGCTTAGCGCACCATCAGCGACGGTGTAGTTGAACCGCACCCCATCGCCCAGGAAAATGCCAGATAGCCTACCTCGGGAGTCTCGTTCTATCGTCTGAACCGCCACCGTCCCCCTGGTATAGATGGACTTGATCACCAGGTTCATGACTTGCTTGACCTGCTCTGGTGTCGGGTTCTTGGGTAACTTCATGGGGGTTCTTTCTAGCTAGTCCGTTCTACCACCTGATCAATCGCCACCCGAATGACGCCGACGAAGATGCGCTCAGCGGTTGGGCTGGGGGCCACATAGCTATCAATGCGGATGATGCCATCCTCCAGGTCGAGGGCTGGGTTGTTGGTCCGGTCGCAAATGTTCAGAAACGCATCGGCAGGCGTTGCGCCAAAGAATGCACCACCCGACCAAAACCGATAGGCCACCAGGTCGGCGGTTTCTTTGATGCGGTTGAACAGTACGCCCTGGCCGTCGATCACCGAGAACAGGATCTTGCCATTGGTCAGCGCTGTGTACAACGTCCGGGCATAGACATTGAGGATAATCCGGGTATTGATAAACCGATAGTAGGGGCTAACGCTACGGGTTCTGGCTCCGTAGACGACAATGCCAAGGCCCTTGAGGTTTTTCACCACATTGATCTGGTTGGCATTGAGGTCAGCGTGTTCGCTACGGCTTAGCTTGACCCGTACATCCGCCACACCCCGCAGCGGGAACTGGGGGCCTGCTGGGGGCTGGTTGAAGCCTTGGCTAGCATAGCGGCGCAGTGCAACGGTGGCAGCGGCCAGGGCAGGGCTGATGTCATCGTTGTCGGTATCCTTTAGCCATGGGCAATAGTAAGCCAGATGGCCACGGTCGCTGGCGTAGAGCATCCCTTCGGTCTTAAATTCAGCCTTAGTGTCGATGGTGCTGGGCGGGCCACAGTCAGCAAGGGCCATCCAGTCATAGTTCTCGCTAGCTGACTTGGCTTCTAAGATATTGGCGATCTGGGTGCGCTCAAACTGTCGGGTAAGGCTATAGAAAGCCTCCGGGCATACCAGGAAACCTTGCTCATCATCTTCGTCAAAGCTATTCTCGATGGCGTAGATGTAGTCCCAGTAGTTAGCCGTCGCTGGTGCCGCCACAGCAGCCACCGTCAGGTTAGCGGTTGTCGCTACAGCGGTGAAAGCCGTGGCGGTGGGGTTCTTTTGGCGAATGTAGAACTGGCTATTGGCAAAGACGCTGGCCCCAGCATCATTGATCTCGTATTCAGCCTCGACGGCGGTATTGATGGCGGTGGTGCCATTAATGGCGGTCACCAGGCCGGTGATGATGGTGGTCGCGGTCGGGGTGGGGCTAGCGGGGGCGGTGTAGGTAACAGCGGTGCCATTGATGGTGACGGTGAACGCCCCAGCGGTAGTATTGGTGATGGTGACGGTAGTGACAGGGGCGATGGCCGCCTTGACGTAGTAGAACTGCCCATTGGGCACATTGCGAAAGAAAAAGGCAAGGTTATTTAGGTTGACGGCACTCGAGCTAGTAAAGACATTCTCGAAGTCGTCAACACTGATTACCTGGGTGGGAGTATTGGCGGTGCCACCGGTGGCGGTGCCAACATAGTAGACCCGGTTAAAGGGGGCGATAGTCGCTGGAATAGGCCCCTCAGCGTTTTCGTAGACGTAGACGCCTGGAGCGGTTTGGGTAGCAGCGTTGAGGGCAACCATAGCAGCTTGGGATAGACTGCTTTTAGTGTGCCCAGCCATGGATCCAAGCTAGGGAACCGGATAGTCTAGCTCCTGGTCAAGTACGCTATCCTCCAGGTCGTTAGCCTTGGCCCGACGTAGGCCCACCTTGATTTCTTCCAGCGGGAATGGCTGGCCGGGGACCGGTATCGATGGATCCACAGGCCTAACAGTATCCGGCGTGCCAGGGGTGCCGGGGGTGCCAGGGATAATTTCTACCAGGCCAACATCGGCCAGGTGCTGCACGATGTCGGAGTAGACCAGCACTGACAGACTCCAGGTTTGGTTATAGGTGTAAATGCCCTCAGATAGGCCGGTGAAGGACTCTGATACCAGCGCCATGGGTTCAAAGTTGACGATGCGGTTAAGCCCCTCCAGTTCACCAGTATAGGCCGGGCTGTAGCCGCTCAGGGCTAGCCAGCAACGGTCTAGCACCAGGTAGACGCCGCTGTGGGTGGATAAGTTGATAAATTCTGCCTGCAGGCCCCATTCGATGGTCATCCGCTGGCTGAAGTCACGGCGGATGGAGTCGATGATCTCGGGTGGGTCAAAGCGCCGTCGTTGCATTGAAAAAAATATCTGGCTGCGATAGGGCGCTAGCTCAAATTCGACTGGAGAGGCCGGAAATGCTTGCACATCGACGCCAATAGGTTCCATCGCCAGCCGCAGCCGGTGGATGATGCCTGACTCCAGGGTATGCAGCAACGAGGTAAGCGGCATTAGAAACTTTTCATTCCGTTGTAGGTAAAGACCCGACCGGCACCATTGACGACAAAGGGTCGGTTGGTCCGGCTCTCAGTCGTCGTCACCTCATCAGTGACCGTCAGGCCCAGGCTAACTTTGCCAGCAGCGGCCTCTCTTAGCCACTTGAGCGCATCCTCGTAGCGCAGCCGGTAGTCTTCAGGGGGGCGGTTCTTGGTGAGGGTATAACGGGCAATGTCGAGGCAAATGCGCTTTAGCCGCCTGGGCGGATCGTCCCGCAGGCCAGCAACGTTGTAGCGTTCCTGCAGGTAGCTATCGATCTCATCCGACGCATCCTCCAGCGCTTCGGTCATCCGGTCATTGTCCGGGTTATTGACGGTGGGAGCGTCAATGTTAGCGGTGCGCCGGGCCTCGACGGTGCCAAAGGCCTCAACAAAGTCATCGACGGTGGCATAGGGTTCAGCCATCGCTAGGTTCCTCCATCTGGCTAGGCTGCTCTGGCTTACCCAGGTGGATCGCTAGCTGCTTGGCCAGACTATCACTGAGGCTGATCGTATCCCCAGCTTGATATAGCTGGCCATCGTGCAAGATGGATCCATGGGTGACGGTATATTTTTTCATAGCGACTGGCTTAGTGGGTAAGTACCTTCAGCATTCCCTAGTGCCACAACTGCATCAGGCCACGGACAGCGACCACGACCCAGCCAGCGCTGATCACCGAGGCCCAGGCGGTGGATACCCAGGAGCGATGGCGGCGACGGATAGCGACCCGGGTGGCCCCGGCAAACAGGAGGCAGGCTGTCATGGCAGCCAGGCCCAGGACAATGTAGACAATAGCCATAGCAGATCCCCATCGTTTTGCTTAGGGTGCCCAGGCAACAAAAAACCCCGGGCTAGCCGGGGCAATGCAACAGCCTAGCAGATCAGACCCTGGCCGCCCAGTGGCGCTCTAGCAGGTCGTCTGCCGTCCTGGCCAGGTTGATCCGGGCACCGTCGTTGATAGCCTCAGAAATAGCGCCTAGGTGGTATATGGCCATTTTCGAGTAATACTTAAGCGCCCCAGCTAGGCAGGACATCCACAGGGGCAGCTTCTCCCAGGTGGGATGCTGGCTATTGTAGAACTGGCTAAAGCCTTTGATCGGCTCCTGCAACGACTCCCGACACTGGGCCAAGCTACTGCCTTGCTGGCTGGCTAGCACCACCAGGGCCTCCATGCAGGCCACATACCGGGCAGCCATGGTATCAACAGGCTCCCCGCTGACTAGGCCATCATTCACCAGTTGGATGGCGCGTTGTAGGTCGCCCAGGGCATCAGCGCTGGCTGGCCGCTCAGCTAGGATGGCTGGCTCTAGGTCAGCAAGGCGGGCAAGGGTCTTAGTCATGGGTGGATCCGATGTACGTCCCCACTAGCCTAGCAGAAACCCGAACAAAAGCCTATGGCCGGAAGGAAAACGCCTAAAGCGGGGTTGACAGCTCGATATGCAGGGGGTATATTGAAGCCATCGAACCACTTACACCGAGGACCGACCCATGCCCAAGTTCATCAGCATTCAAGACGGCGCTTACCTGCTTAACCTAGCTCACATCGTTAGCATCGAGGTGAATAAAGGTTCCCTGGAAGTCACCTGTAACGATGGCCAGGGGGCCTACACCGTAGATGACCCCGGCGAGATGAAGCGCCTCATGAGCCTGATCGAGGTAGCTTAAGCCATGATCATCAACGGCATCGACACATCCCTGATCAAGTCCCCAGTAGATCCCTGGCACTATGGCCTGCTAGACGGGGCGCTCTACGAGGTAAATAAAGGCTGGGCCTGGGGCGTTGCTGAAGTCCGCGAGGATGGCTACGTGAGCCACTTCAAAGACCTAAGGCAAGCCTTCCCCTGGCCAGCAAAGCAACCGCTATACGACAGCATCGAAGCAGCCGCGCCTGAAGCCTGGTGCTAACCACACTCCCCCGCAGACCCCCGGCCTAGCTGGGGGTTTTGCTTTGGGCCACATAGCTGAGCAGGTCCAGAAACCGGCTGCCCCGCACTGGCGCGATCTGGTCCTCCAGCGGCTGGTACTGGCTGATCGCCCGCA